TGCAATGCAACAAGCACTACAGCAGCAGTTGATTAATGCAGGTAAACAGCAGTACGCTGGCTACACTGGCGCACCAGCACAATCATTGCAGTATTTGTTACAGGCCGTTGGTGGCGCACCAGCCGTAGGTAGCGTAGAGAAAGGCTTTGAGCCTGGATTATTTGACTATTTATCACTAGGATTGGGCAGGTAATTATGGGAATTTTAGACAGCATTGGTACATATTTGGGTGATGAAGAAAATCGCCTAAGATTAGCTTCTGGGTTTCAAGGTTTAAGTATGAACCCCAATGCCGCTAATATTCAACAGGGTTTTCAGAACCGATTGGGTGATTTAAGAGAAGATCGCAAGCTAAAAACTGCTAAAGAATTAGCAGATAGTAAGTTACAGCTTCAAACCTCGCGAGCCTTACAGTTAATAGGTGATGAATACTCAGATGTAGCACAAGCTATACAGGGTGGCTTTATGACACCTAATGAGGGTATGGCAGAGGTAATGAGGCGCAGAAATTTACCAGAAAAAGAAAGAAAAACCATTAAAGGTGCTGATGGGTATAATTACTATATTGACACAGGTGATCGTGTATTATCTGGTGTTGAAAAAACTGTTACGCCTCCAACTAAATCGTCTGTAGAAAAAAAGTTTGATTTCTTTAAATCTCAGAATTATTCTGATGAAGATGCTATGCGTATGGCAACTACAACCGTAACCAGTGATGCTAACGCACAAACGGCTGGTCAGAAAAAAGTGGATGAAGCATACGCAGATGATTATATTCTTTGGACGCAAGGTGGTGGTGCTGATATGTCAGGCCAGTTGGCTCAAGTAGGCTCAGTATTGACGGACTTAGAAGCTGGCGTACCTTTAACTGGCCCTACAGTTGGTGCATTAGGTCAATGGGGTAATTTTGCATTATCTATTTTTAATCCTAAAGCAGCTAACGCTAAAGAAAAAGTTCAAGAAGTTGTTCAGCGTAACCTAAGAATTATATTAGGCGCACAGTTTACCGCTAAAGAAGGTGAATTGCTTATTTCTAGGGCATACAACGAGACTTTACCACCAGAACAAAACGCTGCAAGACTTAGAAAACTTATTTTGCAAATGCAAAACGCTGTTCAACAAAAAAATGCAATGTCAGCTTTTTTTGAGAAGAATGGCACTTTAACTGGGTATAAGGGCCAACGTCCTACAGTAAATAATTTTTTTGAGGCAATGAGTGGCTTTACAAAAGGACAGGTAGTTAATGGATTTAGATACCTTGGTGGCGACCATAAGGTTAGATCAAACTGGGAAAAAGTATAGGAATAGTTATGGCAGATACAACCGTTAATCCTTGGGATATGGAAAGTTCAGCAGATTTAAACATAGCTAATATCCCTGCTGATTTAAGTAAAATTCATCCGTCAAATATGACACCAGATCAAGTTAACATTGCTAGTCAACAGACAAATGATAACTATGAAGAAATGTCTGCTATTGATGTAGCTGGTCGTGCTTTTACTAACTTTCCATCTTCATTTGCTGGTGTAGTTAGTGATATATACACAGCCATAACAAATCCATCTGATACTTTAAATGGAATATTAAAAGCAGTTTATGGGGCTGGTGCAGCAAAGAATAAATTAATTCTTGGAAGCATAGATTCAGACATTGCAGAAGATGTTAGTGAAACTTTATTTGATAATCAATCAACAGAAGAATCAATACAAGCCTCAAGTGCTATAGCTGAATTTTATGCAGAACGGTATGGTTCCCTTGAAGGTTTAAAGAAAGCTGTTGCAGAAGACCCAGCTTCGGTTATGGCTGATGCTGCTACGGTACTTTCTACTGGCGCAGGGCTTGGTTCTAAGGTTGGACTACCATTAAAAGCAACGGAAACATTAGCTAAAACTGCGTCTTATGTAGACCCAATAATGTTGCTAGGTAAGGGTGTAGCTGCTACAGGAAAAGTGGGTGGCTTTGGAACTAAGTTTTATACTGGAACTGCTAGTGGCGCAGGCGTAGACGCTGTTGAGCAAGCATATAAGTCTGGTGCAGAAGGTGGAGCGTCAGCAGAAGCATTTACAGGAGCAATGCGTGGAAATATAGATGTTCAAACTATTCTTACTCAGGCAAAAGATGCTCTTTTAAACATGAAAATAGCAAAAAACAATCAATACAAAGCAAATCAAAAAGCTCTTTCAGCAAACAAACAGATAATTACCTTTTCTGGCATTGATGATGCGGTAACTAAAGCATTGAATATGGTTGTTTACAAAGGTGAAGTAATAAATGAAGCAGGATTTAAGGCCGTTAAAGCTGCCCAAAAACTTGTTAATGATTGGAAAGCAAAAAACCCATCTGATTTTCACACTCCAGTAGATATAGATCAGTTAAAACAAAAAATATATTCTATTGTTGAAAAGCAAGAGTATGGAAGTCAAGCAAGACTAGCAGTTAATCAAATAAGAAACGGCATTGATAAAGAGATTAAGATACAATCACCAAGCTACTCAAAAATGATGGAAGATTATTCTAGGCAGGCTGGATTAGTAGAGCAACTAGAAAAAGCATTTAAATTAGGTGATAAAGCTAGTCAAGAAGCTGCTATTAGGGCTTTGCAGCAATCTGTAAGAAATAATCTTAACACTGGTTTTGGCATGAAAAAACAATTAGCTGAAAACTTAGATAGTGCTGGTGGAAGTAATGTATTGCCAATGGCTGCTGGTAGTTCTTTAAATAGTCCTGTACCAAGAGGAATACAAGGTGCTACAGCAGTACCAGCCGCATTTGTTGCTAATAGTGTTGGTGGAATACCTTTAATGCTTGCTAACGTAGCTGCTTCTTCTCCAAGATTTGTTGGTGAAGCCGCATTTAAAGCAGGACAGTTAAGTAGGGCTACACAGGGATTGCTAGGATTAGCACCAGACGTTAATGTAGGTCAGGCTTTGAACTTGATTTACCAATCACAGCAGCCAAAGGAACAGCAGTAATGCCAAAAATGTCAGAGCAGGATATTCAAAGTGCAATCACGACAGCTATTCAATCTGCCATTGATTACGTTGATTCAGATATAGCAAGCCAACGTGAACGCGCACAAAGTTATTTTGACGGAAATGTAGACCTAGAGCATGAAGAGGGTCGCTCAAGGGTAGTTTCTACCAAAGTTCGTGATGTGGTTCGGGGTGCTAAACCAAGCCTTATGCGTATCTTTATGTCTAACAATAAGTTTGTTGAGTTTACACCTAAAGGCCCAGAAGATGTGGCTAATGCTGAACAAGCAACGGCTTATTGCCACTGGGTATTTAACAAAGTGGGCGGTTATAACGTACTTAGTAACGCCATACATGATTCTTTAGTTAAAAAAGTAGGTCTGGTTAAGGTCTGGTGGAACACTGAGACTATTGCTAAATCTTACACTTATGAGAATCTATCAGATCAAGAAATGCAGGTTTTGGTTAACAAAGAAGGTGTTGAGGTTGTAAAGCATCGACAAGACATTGAAATGGAAATGGATGAATTTGGCTTAGAAATTGAGCGAAATGTTCATAGTATGGTTATTTCTCACAAGTATGAAGAGGGGGAAATGGTCATTGAAGGTATTCCCCCAGAAGAGTTTTTCATTGACGGTTCAGCTAAATCCATTGAGGATGCTTACATTGTTTGTCACAGAAGCGAGAAACGCGCTGGCGACCTTGTAGCAATGGGATTTGACCAAGATGTAGTTGATAATCTAAGTGGTTCAGATGAAAACACTTTAATTGGAAGTGTAGAAAAAATACAGCGTTTTGGTGATGCAATCCAAGATGATGAAACAGTTGATAATGACCCTTCAATGAGATTAGTTTTAGTCACAGAAGCTTACCTAAGAATAGATGCAGAAGGTGACGGGATACCTACCCTTCATAAATTTGTTTGTGGTGGTACTGGTTATGAAGTGCTTGAAATGGAGCCTTGGGATAAAGCACCATTTGCTGATTTTCATGTAGACCCAGAACCACACGCATTTTATGGTCGTTCATTAGCGGAATTGGTTATTAACGATCAAGACACTACTACTAGCGTACTACGCGGAATACTAGATAACGTAGCATTGGTAAACACGCCACGACTTGAAGTTAATGAAGATATGGTGGAAATGGACGATGTGCTTAACAACGAGATTGGTGCAATCATTCGTAGTGAGCAAATTGGTTCTGTTAATCCATTAACGGTTCCATTTGTGGCAGGTTCTACGCTTCCAGCGTTACAGTATTTAGATATGTTAGTTGAAGAGAAAACGGGCATTAGCAAAATGAGCATGGGATTAAACCCTGATATGCTTCAAAATACGTCTGCTACAGCCGCAGCACTTACGGC